ATTACTAAGTGGACTCAAGAGTTCGGTAACTATGAAAAGGTTATGATCGTCTCGTCAGATCATGACTTTATCCAACTGCAGAAGTATGATAACGTACAGCAGTTTTCTCCAGTCACTAAGAAGTTCGTCAAGGATCCGAATCCTCGCTTGTATCAAGCAGAGCAGATCCTCGGTGGCTGTTCTGGTGACGGTGTGCCAAACGTTCTCTCTGACGATGATACGTTCCTTGTGGAAGGTAAGCGTCAGAATACACTGTCTGCTAAGAAGAAAGCAGCATTGCTTGAAGATCCGAAAGCACTTGGCGAACAAGTATATCGGAACTATATCCGTAACAAAAAGATGATTGTTCTTACAGAAGAGTCAGAATGTCCTGATTCTGTAAAGCAAGAAATCATAAATAAATTCGTAACACAGAAGGTCCCTGCCCGTAATAAGGTTCTACCCTATCTTATTTCCAAGCAGTGCCGACTCCTTGTTGAAGTTGTAGAGGAATTCTTTTAATATGGCAAGACAATTAGACATTCATGAAGTATTTGATAAATTTGAAAAAGCAAGTACACACGAAGAAAAAATTAAAGTACTAAGACAAAACGAATCATGGGCATTGAAAGATCTTCTTAAAGGTGCGCTCGAAAAAATGTAGATTTTAAATATTGCGTTCAAGGTGGTCCAGGCATGCAGATGCAGACCTTTAAACGCGAAAAGGTATTCCTTGGCATTGTTGAATCCATTCACCCCAAGGATGCAAAATTGGTATGTGCTATGATTAATAAGCACCTACCAGTAAAAGATCTAACTCCTGAAATAGTAAAGGAAGCATTTCCAGGCCTATTATGAAGTTAGATAAAAAATCATAACAATAATCAATAAGGTGCACGTCTTCGGACGATGCACCTTTTTCTTTAGGAGAACGCTATATGGTTTCAGCAACTATCGATCGCTTAAAAAAAGATTCCAGACAACTAGAATGGTACGCAGATAGATATAGAAAACAGGGACGAACTGATAGGATGCATAAAGTACTGAATAAGAAAGCATACCTAGACGATCATATAGCCGAAATAGAAGAAACATTAGTAAAGGGATAATAAATGGATTTTGGTGCAGGGATAGCGTTATCCCTGCATCTATTTCTCGAAGGAGATTATAACGCGATTCATCCATACGCCGAACTGGAACAAAACCGTTGGGCAGCTGGTATATACTATAACAGTGAAAGTAGCATATCAACCTACGTCTTAAAGTCTTTGAGCTTAGGTAAAGGATATGATCTTGAAATAGGTGCAGTAACAGGATATTCAGACGCAGAGGTATTACCGATGGTAAGACTTCGAAAAGATTACTTTTATGTAGCTCCAGTACAGGAAACCTGGAACGGTGAAAAGAAATATGGAATTGTTTTTGGTGTTCAATTTTAGGGGTTTACAGATTGACAGTGTCCCGGTATAATATTAGAGTGATTCATAGGACGGGATAGAATACACATCATGAACATCTTCATCTTGGATAAGAACCCAATCAAAGCTGCACAGCTTCAGTGTGACAAGCACATTGTTAAGATGGTGCTTGAGTCAGCTCAGATGCTATCTACTGCCCATCGGGTACTAGATGGTCAGCTTACAAAGATTCCATCTAAGTCTGGTAGGACTACTGTAAAAGGTTGGGTATTGCCTGACAGTCGTGATCAGTTGCTTTATAAGGCAGTTCACGTTGGCCATCCATGTACTGTATGGACTATGGAGTCTCTGTCTAACTATGCATGGCATTACGAACACTTCGAAGCTCTTGCTACAGAGTTTACTTATAGATATGGTAAACGTCATAAATCGCACGTCGATCTGGAATATGCCTTGTCAATTGCTCCACGGAATATTCCGCAAGACGTTGGTCTTACCCCATTTAAGCTAGCTATGGGTGCAGCACCAGAGTGCATTAATCCGAGCGATCCTGTTGGTTCGTATCGTGCATTCTATCAAACGAAACAACCTATCACGTAAGCTAGGTTATATATGCGGTCCAGTAGGAACGGATGTACCAAAGCCTGGATGGTATATTGTTCGTCCATGCGTCAATATGAAAGGTCTAGGACTTGGTGCAGAGAAGAAGTGGTTAGATGGTAACACTGACCACCTTCCACATGGCTATTTCTGGTGTGAATGGTTTGAAGGTAGACACCTTTCGGTCGATTATGAAATGGGTTTGCCAATTTTAACTGTTGAAGGTTTTAAAGGAGATAATACTCTTACAGAATGGTATAAGTGGGTAAGAGTACAAGAAGAGTATCATCTGCCTGAATTCTTAATTGATCTTTCGATTAAATACAATCTAATGAACTGTGAATTCATAGGGGATAAACTAATCGAAGTTCACTTCAGATTGAATCCAGATTTTGATGCGGATTGGAATTCCCGCACCCCTCGCCAGAAGCAAGAACTCTGGAACGCTCTGTGTGACGAGCACGAAGCGGCTATCAAGCGCGAGAAAGAAGCAAAAGAAATTGCTCTTGAATCTCTTTATGATCGTATCTACAACATGATCGATCTTGGTGCAAAAGACACCAAAGACGCTATTCGCTGGATCATCCAAGCTGAAGAGTTCAGCGATTTCGATCTTCAGTACGGCGCAGATTATTTCTGCTACCACTTCGATGTGGATTACTCCGTAAAAAACAAACTACCTATCCAGGAAGTTATCAACGAGGCATTAGCTTACGTGGATTAATTCCTAGATATATAGTAGGTTAACCACATAACCTTGGAAAATATATGCCAATATACACTTTGAAAGACTTACAGACCGAAGAGCAATGGGATGTAGTCTGCAGTTGGGATGAACTGAAAGCACAATTAGATGAGAACCCAAATCTTCAGCAGGTTCTTGTACCATTGAAGATTATCAGTGGTCGTATGGGCAATTCTGATATGAAAGTCCCAGACGGATTTAAAGATCTCCTTAAGAATAAAATTAAAAAAGGCTCAGGAAAGGGCAATACCATTAATGTCTAGGTCTTATACCTCCAATAGTATTAAATTAGAAAATTTACAGCCCTTCGAACCAAAAACCCAAAACCAGATGAACGCAAAGGAATCCTGGAAAGATGGATACAACCTTGTATTGTCTGGTTCAGCTGGTACGGGTAAAACTTATCTCGGTCTACGCCTTGCACTAGAACAAGTTCTCGATAGAGAGACGGAATATGAAGAGCTTGTGATCGTGCGCTCGATCGTGCCCACGCGCGACATTGGATTCTTGCCAGGGGATGAAGAAGAAAAGAAGCAAGCGTATGCAGCTCCCTACATCGGTCTTCTCAAAGAAATCTTTAACGATGGTGAAGCATGGAATAAGCTTGTTGCAGCTAAGAAGCTTCGCTTCGAGTCTACCTCTTTTATCCGTGGTACTACCTTTAACAATGCCATTATCCTTGTCGACGAAATGCAGAATCTAAACTTTCATGAACTTGATTCTGTAATTACCCGTATCGGCCATCAGTGTAAGTTTATTATGTGTGGCGACTATTATCAGTCTGACTTCCAAAAGGATAATGACAAAAAAGGTATTTTACAGTTCATGAATATTGTGATACAGTTGAACCAATTCGAAGTGATTGAGTTTACTTGGAAGGATATTGTTCGCTCTGACTTCGTTAGAGACTATATCATGACGAAAGAAATGTTGGGCATTAAAGGTTAATATGGAACCAGGATTTACATATAAGATTGATAATCAGGAATTGATTGATCTTCTGAGAAATGAATATTATTCTAATCCAGATGCATTCTGGGTAAATCGCGGAAAACAAAATTATGAAAAGTATTTAGGTACCACAAAGACGAATGATCATAAGAATTTAGGATGGTTATATTGGGATAATCACCTAGAACTTTACAACTATTTAAATGAAGTCACATATCCTAGAGAACCAGGTTATTTTATTAACCAGTCTTGGATGAAATATTATCCAGAAGGGTCTTTTTCAGGATTACATCAAGAAGCGTCGGATTATCAATATAGTACCAGTAATCAATATACAAATGTTATATTGATTGATCAGGCCGAAGATATAATCGGTGGGATGGTTGTAATTGCTGGAGATTCTCATGATATTGATACCAAAAACCCTAACTCGAAGGGTAATCTAAAAGAAAGATTATATACTAGATTCTTAAAAGCTCCTGGAGAAGGTATTGTCTGGGATGAAAGAGCAGTCCACGGTGTCTCGAGAATAGAAAAAGGATATCGTCTCGTCTTCGTTTGTACTAAAATCAAAATGGAAAGGTAAAATGG